CACAACAACGAATTTGCAACTGACCAAACCCGAAGTTGGCGCGTCAACTGATTCGTGGGGCGGAAAACTTAACACAAACTTAGATACGATTGACGCTATCTTTAGCGCTTCTGGAACAAGCGTCTCCATGAACGTTGGCAGCGGCAAGACGCTAGCGCTTGGCGGGAATATGACCGGATCAGGCACCATCAACGGCGTGTCCATAGGACAGAGCGTTGCTGGTGCTGGATCGTTTACAACATTATCGGCATCAGGCAACACGACGTTCACTAACGCGCCGGTGCTGTCATCCTTAACCGCTTCCCAAGCCGTATTCACCACTTCGGGTAAAGCACTAACAAGTAACGCCATAACGGGTACGGGTAACGTGGTGATGTCGGCTTCACCGACACTGACGGGAACGATTAGCGCAGCAGCGGCTACGTTATCAAGCGACCTAACCCTCTCCGGCGGCACCGCCAACGGCGTTGGCTACCTCAACGGCAGCAAGGTGCTGACCACGGGGAGTGCGCTGACGTTTGATGGGACGAGTACCCTTGCGATTGCAGGTACAGTGCCAGTTATTGCACTTAATGGATCAGCTACGACTGGAATGCGTGGGGTTGACTTTCAGTATTCTGGAACGTCATACGGTGATATCAAGTTAAACGTAAATAGCGGCGAACTGGAAATCGTGTCCGGTCAGGCTGGTCAGTCTGGTTATTTCCAAACATTCAAAATTAACGGCTCCGAACAAATGCGCCTGACCAGCACTGGTCTGGGCATCGGGACGAGTTCGCCTTCGCAGAAACTGGATGTGCGTGGTAGCGTTTATGTGCAACGGGACACCAATCCGACAAATGCGCTGGCAGTGCAACTGACGAACCAAACGACGACATCCAACAACGGATGCAGGCTGTCATTTGATGCCTACAACATTGGATCATCTGCTCTTGGAATTCCAAGTGATAGCGCTTCTTTGGCGTTTTACACCGGAGGCGTAACCACCGAACGCATGCGCCTCGACTCCTCCGGCAACCTCGGCCTCGGGGGAAGTGCCACCCGCGCAACTACTGTCGGCACAGCGGTACTCAACATATTCAACGGTACGGCTCCAGTAGGCACGCTTACAAATGGCATAAGTCTTTATTCGTCTAGCGGTGAAGCCTATGTGATGGATGCGGCTGGTAACGCAACACTATTCTCGCCCCACGATGTCGAAACAAACGAGTGGGTTTTCAAGTCTAAACACACACCAACGGGCAAAGTATTAAAGATTGATGTAGAAAAACTCTTGCGCTTTGTGAACGATCACTTTGGTCTTGATGCTGTTCACGAATTTGTTGAAAGATAACTTTGTAAAGGAACCATCATGGCAATCACATACAACTGGAACATCTCCGTTCTCAATTGCATCCCACAGACCGCCGAAGGTGCGGATTACGTTGTCACAGCCCACTGGCAATGCACAGGCACAGATGGCACTTACACAGGACAGGTCTACAGCACTTGCTCATTTCCTGTGGTGCAGGGGACGAGCTTCGTGCCTTACGCCGACCTGACTCAGGATCAAGTTTTGGGCTGGTGCTGGGCCAACGGTGTCGATAAGGACGCAACCGAAGCAGCAGTGGCTCAGAATATTGAGAACCAGATCAATCCACCAATCATCTCCCCCGCACTTCCTTGGGCAGCGTAACTATGAACCCTGTACAGATCAAATTAGAACTTACGCTTGATGAAGTCAATGCAGTGATGGGCGCACTAGGAAACATGCCTTACGCACAGATCGCGCCACTCGTTGAGAAGATCAAAGAGCAAGCGGTTCCGCAGTTGCCGGTTCCTGCGCCAAAAGAAGAAGTTTCTGTGTGATGAGGTTTGGATATGACTTCAGCCGACAACGAATCAGTCCGACGCATTGAGGTTCACGAGGCAGTGTGCGAAGAACGCTATTCACAGATCAACGCCAGACTAAAACGACTGGAAATGATCGTGATGACGACGGCTGGAACGATCATCATTTTGCTATTGAATTTGGCGCTCAAGCTGAAGTAAGCGCCCAGCAAATCATCAGAGTATGGAAGCCATTACAGACGCCATCGGAAAACTCTGGTACCTCGGCGCAGCCGTTGTGGCGATTGCCGCGTACGCGGTAACCATCAAGGTGCGCCTTGATTATCTTGAGAAGAATTACGACAAACAAATCACGGCGCTATGGGACAAGATTAATGATCTAACGGAAAAGTGCCAAGGGGCGAACTAGCATGATGACACTCTTATCCACGCTCCTGTCATTCTTAGCCGGTGGCGTTCCAAAGTTGCTGGACCTTTGGCAGGACTCAAAGGATAAGGCGCACGAGTTGGAACTTGCCCGTATGCAAAATGAGCGTGAGCGTGAGTTAGCCGCCATGGGATTGCTAGCGCAACAGCGCATTGAGGAAATCCATACCGAGCAAGTTGCTATGCAAACCCAAGCCGATGAAATGAAAGCGCTCTATGCGCATGACATTGCCATTGGCGAAGGAACAAGTCAGTGGGTCAAAAACGCCAGAGCGTTAGTGCGTCCTGTGTTGACCTATGGCATGTTCATGTTGTTAGTGTTTGTTGAGATTGGCGGATTCTGGTACGCCTGGACAACAAACGTTCCATTCGATCTGATGCTGGATCAGCTATGGGATGACGATACGCAACAGATTTGGGCGGCGATTGTAGCGTTTCACTTTGGATCACGAGCCTTTGCAAAATGATCAGCCCAGCCGCCATAGCGATGATCAAGCATCACGAAGGTGTGCGCGTGCGCCCTTATCGTTGTCCGGCTTTGCTTTGGACTATTGGCGTAGGGCATGTCATTGATCCAAGCCACATCAATGTCAAAATCGAAGAGCGTAAAGCCTTACCCATTCCACAAGGTTGGGACCGCACGTTGTCTATGGCGGAAGTTGATGAGATTCTTACAAAAGACTTGCAACGCTTTAAGGCTGGCGTATTACGATTATGTCCTGCTGGTCTTACTCAGCCTCGCCTTGATGCACTCATCAGCTTTTCGTTCAATGTTGGATTAGGTAGCTTACAGCGCTCAACACTTAGGATGCGCCATAATCGTGGCGACTATACGGAAGCTGCGCAAGCGTTTAGAATGTGGACAAAAGCAGGCGGGAAAGAGTTGCCTGGGCTAGTCAAACGCCGCCGTGATGAAATGGCCCTCTACATGAGCAACTGACATGCCACTTATTCCCATCAAACTTCCTCCTGGTGTATACCGAAACGGTACAGAGTATCAATCGCAAGGGCGATGGTATGACGCCAATCTTGTTCGCTGGTTTGAAGGAACGCTTCGTCCTATGGGCGGATGGCGTAAATGGTCAAATAACCAAGTGAGCGGCGTTCCGCGTGGCATGTATGCGTGGCGCGATAACTCATCCAATGTTTGGTTGGCCGTTGGATCAGCATCAAAACTTTATGTTTACCAAGGCGATGGCGATTACGCAGACATTACGCCAACCGGTTTTAGCGCCGGACGGACTGATGCAACAGGATCTACGGGTTATGGAAACGGTGATTATGGCGAGCAAGCCTACGGTGTTGCGCGCATTCCTGCGAGCAATTCTGGCGTACTTCCCGCCACTACATGGTCGATGGATAACTGGGGTCAATACCTTGTGGCGTGCTCTGACTACGATGGAAAACTTTACGAGTGGCAGCTTGATTTTGCAACGCCAACTGATGCTGCGGCGATTACGAATGCGCCAACCGGATGCAAGGGGTTGGTTGTAACCGACGAACGTTTTTTGTTTGCGCTTGGCGCTGGCGGCGATCCACGCAAAGTTGCTTGGTCGGATCAAGAGGACAACACAACATGGACTGCCGCCGCCAATAACCAGGCCGGTGATTTCATTCTTTCAACGCCAGGATCTATTGTCTGTGCAAGGCGCGTTCGTGGCGGTGTTTTAATCCTCACCGATGTTGACGGGCACTTTGCGCAATACCAAGGGCCGCCGTATGTTTATGGATTTGAAAAAGTTGGCACAGGTTGCGGCGCTGTAGGTGTTCTTGGCATCGCTGCTGCGGATACGTTTGCGGCATGGATGGGGTCATCAGGGTTTTGGCTTTTTGATGGTTACATCAAACCATTGGCGTCCGACGTATCCGATTATGTGTTCAAGAACATCAACAGAAATCAAATCAGCAAAGTAAGCGCGGTTCATAACTCACGTTTTGCCGAGATTGTTTGGTTCTATCCATCGTCCGAAAGCAACGAAATAGACTCTTATGTTGTTTGGAATTATCGGGAAAATCACTGGACGATTGGCTCGCTAGCGCGAAGCGTTGGCACCGGTCAAGGTGTGTTTACATCGCCATTGATGGCATCAGTGGATGGTTACGTCTATGAACATGAAGCCGGTTGGGATTATGACGGTGCAGTGCCTTACGCTGAATCCGGCCCCTATCAAATAGGTATGGGCGACAACGTTATGATTGCTGATCGTTTAGTGCCTGATGATTTAACACTTGGCGATGTCACGGCGACATTCAAGTCGCGCTATTACCCAACATCCATTGAGACAACGCACGGTCCTTACAATCTCGCTAACCCAACATCGGTTCGCTTGCAGGGTAAGCAGATTAAGGTTCGCGTAACGGGCAACAACAATACCGATTGGCGGGTTGGGATTATGCGATTTAACGCCAAACAAGGTGGTATGCGATGAAGCTGCCAAGACCGTCGCCAAATTATGATCAAGTTGAAGAGTTGACTTTTCGACGTTCGCTTGAACTGGCCGACGCTTTGAACCGCAAGAAGAACGCCAATATTGAATTAGGTC